GACTCTATCTGGTACACCCTCCCATCATACCTGATGAAACTGTCCCTGTTGACAATATCGTTCCACCGCATCCTCACCATGATAGTGTCGTAGGCATCGAGCACCCCTTCCCTCATGCTCTTCACCCCACGGTTGAATACCACGCTTGCACACAGCGTCACCACCTCGGTATAGACATACCCGCCGGACCCAACGCCGTAGTCCCCAGCCACCGACTCTCTTTCAAGAATCGTCACCTTCTCCAACATCATCTCTGAAGTATATCCCATAAGACTTTCTGTGTATTTCTGTGATTTCTGTGTGAGCTATCACCCCCACCTCTTTCTGTGTATTTCTGTGATTTCTGTGTGAGCTACAGCCGCATATACGGCTTCAGCAATATATCAAACGAATACCCGACATTGCTCAGACTCTGAGGCGTCACCGGCGACCGATGGTTGTAGCTGTTGTCAACAAGCAGCAGCGTCGCCTGGATCACCGCAGCAGGCATCTGTCCATACTCTGCCAGGAAGTCCTCATACTTCCGCCGGCAAAGGTTCATCACAGTGTCTTCCGCAGCGGTCCCGTACAACTCCAGAACGCTGTCCTCACAGTCGAAGTCTATCCTGGAGTGCTGCTTGATGTAGTCAAGTGTCAGATATTTCATTGCTCACCTCCCCCGGCATTGTTGCCGGCCTTTTGGGTTTCATTGATATTCCGCAGGTTCGCGCTCACGAAGATGACGTCACCGCCGGTGACTTGTGGCATGTTGTTGTCGGCCCTGAGCTCGTTCACGCTGCTCACGCCGGTCTCCATCTTCATCTTGTTGATTTCGGCCGTTGCCTTCCTGTCGAACATAAACAGGTCGCCTATTTTCGCCTCAAATCGACGACGTTCAAAGTCGCGCTCATCGAGCAACTTCCGCTGCAGTTCACTCACCAGCTCCTTGGCAGCCGGCGCAATAGTGCGACTCAGCAGTTCCTGGGTGGCGGCCTCGGGTGTCTTGTAGCTACTGTTGCTGTCGTCCATCAGCAGTGCTTTCGGCACACCGTACAGTCTTGCTATCTCCACGTCGCCATACCCCATGCTCTCCAACAGCTGCATCTCTGCACCTGTCATGCTGTAGGGCGTGGCCTTCTCGAGTCCTTGCAGGGCAATCACATCCTGTGTGTGCCACTTCCGGTTCACCTCGTCGGCATACTTGTTCACCTCGTCCTTGTCATACATACCACCGCTCAGCAGTCCCTGGTTGCCCTTCCTCTCCTCGGAGATGATGAGCTTCATACGACCACCCTTGGCAGCGGTCTCGAGGGCCTGTCCCATCTCGGTGGCCTTCAGCGTCAGCGTGCGCAGCGCATACTCCAATGTCGGGATGCCCATGATGCTGCCCTGACGCCTGTAGGTGTTGGCAAGGTGTATCACCTCCGACCGTCTGGCCTCGATGATACGCAGGCCACCCAGCCCATGGTACTGCAGGGTGTAGCGGTCGTTGGTCTCAATATAGTCGCCACTGTCGCAGAGCCACAGGTACTTCACCTCACCTTCCTCGTCGCGCTCCACATAGATGAACGCATTGCCATAGGCTATCTTGTGGTATTCCACCTGCTCCCACATGTCGGAAGCCGACATCAGTGGGTTGGGCTCCACCTGAAGCAGGTAGTTCAGATGACTGCCATTGCCGCGCATGCTCTTCCTGAAGTACTTCCCGGCACCCATCAGCTGCTGGTACTCGATGACGATCATCGCCATCGTCTTCATCCTTACCTCAATGGCACGATGCACGGATGGTATCGTCAGCGCCCCTTGATTCCCTCTGATGTGCTCAATCTTCGCCTCAAAGCTACCGCTCAGGCTCCCTTCTCCGTTACCGCCGATGGTTCCTGGCACCCCGCTCTCGCGTCGCACCATCCCCGTCGGCATCAACAATTCCCTTAATCTCATATCGCATTCTTTCTTTTTCTTGTCCTGTAAACCGAGTCCCTTCCCCAGTCAAAGCCCAAAGGCCGTCGAGTAAACCGAGGCACTGCCTCGGTCAAAAAAGGCTCAGCGTAAGCAGAGGCACCGCCTCTGCCACGTTCAGCTCACAAGGTCCGCAGGCTTCCACACTTTCACCGCACCGCCAATCATCCCAGCGCATTGGCTATCCGTGCCTGCAACAAACGGGATGGTAATCGGTGATGCTGATGTACCGCTCACACCGTCCAATATCTGAGCATATCCGACCGCACTCTCAATCACGGTGGACTTAATGCCGTTGCCGATGGTAGAATCCCACACACTCTCCCACGCGTTATAGGCGACGAAGTTCCCGATGTTCGTCTCTGTTACCGTCTTCCATTTGTTCAGACGCACGCTATTGCCCATCGTATTGTCCTGCAACAATGCACCGCTGTTCCCCAAGAAGTTGTTGCCGATGGTGTTCCGACTCATGGTCATGATGGCGTTCGCATTACAATCATTGCCGAGCGTGTTCTCATCGGCCTCGTTGAACGTGTTGTGGGTGCAGTCGTAGCCGAGGACGTTCTTGTGTGCATGACCGTAGAAGACATTGCCAGCGAGGCTTCTCATCCCCTTCCAATCCTTCGTCTCTCCGATGATGTTATCAAGGGCGACGGCGTAGCCCACCACTTTCAGCGACGCGTCCTCTCCGTTGTTGTCGAAGGTGTATGCCCACCGCCAGTCTTCCTTGTCGGGAATCGTCAGACCTTCCGCGAGGTTGTCTAACACTCCCATATAGCCGCTGATGTCGCGTCCTTCGACGCTGTCAGTGACGTTCCAACGCTTGAACTGAATGTTCTTGAAGTCGTAGCCGCATTCGTTCCCAAACTCGTCGCGCATGAAATATATCACACCCTTGCCGTTCTCGCTGTCGGCCCAGGCATATCTGCTCACGTCATTGAAGACGGTGTACTTCAGCTCCCATCTGCGCAGATCGCACAGCTCAAAGTAGGTGTCGCCGTCGTGCAACATTGCCTCGGCATCCTCACTGAGGGTGTCCACGTCAATGGCCTGCACAACGATGTCAAACTGATGACCGGCACTCTGCGTGCCAGGGGTGATGGTGGTGCACTCGTAGTCGGTGATGCGGTACTTGCAGCCGGGGACAAGGCCGTCCGACTGTCGCAGGGCAACAAGCTCTGCATAGGTCACTGACTGGAGAAAGTTCGCGTCAAGAATAGCCTGCACCTCAGCACCACTCTGTTTCAACTGATAGGTTTCCATAATATCGCTTTTTGTTGTTTTTACAGCCAAATAGTAGCCGTCGCTGGTCACCAGCTTCGCGCCACTGTTGTCCGCCAGAATGGCGTAGGGAAGACTCTGCCCGCTCTTCAATACCCGGGCCAGCGTCACATGGGTGCCGTCATAGGCTCCGACCTTGCAGACACGAGGCATCCGATGCCCGTCCACGACGTAGAAGATGGGAACGTTCTCCACCTCCGTCCTGTAGCCGTCCTCGAGGTCACTGTCTGGCACGTCGTAGCTCACACGACAGTACACCTGCCCACACATCTCTGCGGTGTTGCAGCCAAGCAGATACCCACCATCAGCCATCTCACGCATCGCACTCTTCTCTATTACCAGGGACTCGCCACGCAGCCCCCACTGCAGCTCCGCCGTGAACGCATCCCGACTCATATCGAACCCGTCATGCTCAATGACAACCCGGTACTTCACGTCCTCGCCCTTCTGAATGATGTCCTTTACATTCATATCTTTTTCCAAGTTAATCTCCTATTATCCCCCAATTCCCCCCTCAAAGGTAAACCCGTTGCGTAAACCGAGGCATTGCCTCGGTCCAAGGGTGTGGAGGTGGTTAACCTTTGGAGGGGGAATGTGGGTAATATAGTAGAAACCTTATTGTTGATATGATACAGATTCCGAAAGGCAATGCTTTTACGTTGAAGTTGAATGTGACGGCGGTGAGTTCAGAGGACTCGGTGCTGCCCGACTTCGACATTCGAGAGTGCACGGCACTTGAGGTGAGATTGGGGAGTGTGCGGCTGTTGCCCGTGCACTTTGAGTTCGTAGATGCTAACAACATCCTTGTGCCGGTGTCGGCTGGGGCTGGGCTTGGCAAGTACACGCTGGATGTGCGCGGGGTGTTCCAGGGGGAGGACTGGCGGTTTGACATCCAGGACGTGTTTCAGATCGTGGCGCACAGTCTGCCGGTGCCTCAGTGTCAGACGGTGTTGAAAGACGAGTATCAGCTCTTCGGGGTTGCTACGATTTACAATGGCAGTGACATTGATGCCTATACGAAGGCCGAGAGTGATGCCAGGTTTGTGCAGAAGGTGAACGGGAAAGGGCTGTCGACGAATGACTACACCGACGAGGACAAGCGGAAGGTGGGGGCTGCCATTACGCAGGAGACGGACCCGACGGTGCCTGCTTGGGCTAAGAGTCCTAACAAGCCTACTTACACTGCGCAGGAAGTTGGGGCGCTGCCTGATACAACGCAGATACCTACTGAGAGCATTGTTGCAGGATGGGGGTTCACGAAGAACACGGGTACTATCACGGGGATTACCATGAATGGGGCTTCCAAGGGTACAAGCGGTGTGGTGGACCTTGGGGATGTGGTGACTGATGTATCGGGGAAGGTGGACAAGACTACTACTGTCAATGGGAAGGCTTTATCTTCTAATGTGACCTTGAATGCGAGTGATGTGGGGGCATTGCCCTCTACTACGGTGATTCCAACGATAACCTTTAGACAGTGGTGATATGGGGGTATATGTAGGTGATAAAAGGTATGCTCCTTATGTGGGGAGTACAAGGAGGAAGGTGATGACTGAAAAGGCATTGCCGTATGATGCTGAGGTGGAATGGCTGGGTAGTGATTCTAACGCATACATTAATACTGAAATA